CCAACTGGTAAGGACCACCATTATATAACCACTCGTCTACAGTTGCTGCTTCCCAGATAGGGTAGAAGTGTAGTCCGATAGCGTTTGATGATGGGACAACAGCACCAGAAATGATGTTGTTACCATACATGAAAGAACCTGCTACAGGCTCTCTGATTCCGTCGATGTCGACAGGAGGTGCTGCTATGAAAGCAACGATGAAGCATGCTGCTGCTGTTAGCAAACATGGAATCATCAATACACCAAACCAACCTACGTATAGGCGGTTGTTAGTGGATGTAACCCACTCGCAAAACTCGGGCCAGCCTGCTAAGAGACCAGTCGATTTGCCTGTTCTTGAAAGAGTTGTCATTAGTAAGACGTTTAAGTAGGGCATCAAGGGTAGATGCGAAACTTATTTCCAGTAATCCCTCACTACTGGATATTAAAGACGAAGTATTATACTGCCTATAGGTCTTGGTTTGAGAGCAGTTGTGCAAGTGGATGGCGATCCTTTCGAGTCCATTGCAAGGTTAAGTTTACATTTCTTAACGTAACTTCCATACTATATATGCATTTCAACATTTTGTCAAGCCCAAATTTCTTCTTTTAAATGCTCGTGCATGGTAGGCATCTGCTCTGCTAGTTTCTTGACAGCATTGTGATGTGTTATCCACTTCTGTGTATCAAAATCTACCCAGTCATTGAAGTATCTGTTGAGTCTCTCGTTGACATTGGTGTAACCTGACCCTGCAAGGATGTAAACGATAGGGTCTTCCCCATGAGGTATCTCTTCTCCTGTTACCATTGCTTGTAAGATTACTTTGTGTGCTCCACTTATCTCATACTCTATCTCATCTGTAACGTGTCTCCAGAATGGTGTGTCTCTACGTCTAGAGTAATAGTAATGTGACTCTACAAATTCTCTCCACCCATCCATGTGCTCTGCTAGGTTGTAATTATATCTGTCTCTAGCAAACTGGCCTGGTAATGCATCTTGCTTGAGAATATCTAAGAGTGCAAGGATACCATGATGTGTATTGAATAATGATGTAGATTCTAATGGCTCAATGAATCCATATGATAATCCAATAGCAACACAGTTAGCAGTCCATGCTCTATCATGTCTGCCTTGTTTAAATTCTATCTTTCTATACTCCTCGTGTCCAAACTCCTCTGCAGCATCTTTCTCTGATTGAAACTTAGATGAGTATACAAATCCTTTACTGATGAAATCCCATGTAGGTATAGTCCACTGCCATCCTGCAGTTTTACCTTGAGCATTTGTATATGCTACCATCTCTTCTTCTATATTAGTAGAGTAATCTACTTTAGTAACCAGTGCAGTATCAGTAAGAATATTATCGTATGGTATCCAGTCACTTGTCTTGTCAAATAATACTGATGATTGTCCAGTGCAATCAATAAACAAGTCAGCATATATTTCTTGGCCATTGACTACAAGGTGGTGGATTCTTTTATCCTTACACCCCTGCATGACTCTCTCATACTTAACGGTTGTTACCTTATCATTGATAACTTTAGCACTATCACAATACTTCCTAAGGTATGTGCAAAAACTACTAGCATCTATATGAAAACTTCTATCCTTTTCTATTTGATAAGGAGATATAAGATTATGATTAAGTGGTAGTTTACCCTGCTCTGCTACAGTAACGAAGGGCATAAACAACTCTGCAAATGGAGGGACTTCATAACCCATTGCCTTTGCATACATCCACTCATGATATGATACGTCTGCTCTTATTGATTGACCATTAGGATAGTGAAAAACTTCACCTACCTTACTAAAATCTTGAAACCTACTACTTGATTTGTATGTTGCTCTTGCTTCTCTTAGAAATGTCTCGTCATCAATCTCCATATACTTTAGATACTGATTGATGTGTGGTGTTGTAGATTCTCCCACACCAATAGACTCGCCACCTTCTATGATAGTTATATCCCAGTCACCAAATGTCTTACAAAGAGCAGCAGTTGTCATCCATCCTGCTGTGCCACCACCTACTATGACTACATTCATTTCTTTTTATTCCTCAACCTCTGCTCTAGTTTAGCATAAGCTACGTCTGCGGGTGACCATAAGTGTGGGTTTTTAATAATTTTTTTAATCGCTTTTCGTGTTGTTGTTTTTTTCATGAGTATCTTGCCATGTATGGAAATGCTTCATGAGTTTTTCGGATGCGAAACTTACAATGTCACCACCGTGACGTTGCATTCCTTCTTCGTTTGTTTCTATATTATTGAGATATCCTTCTGCAACCACGTGGTCACAAAACTCATACGCTGATTTATTTAGCGTAATATTATGGTGAATCAAACACAAAAGAGCAAGTTTCCTCTGCTCTGTCATGCCATCGTCCATTCTATACCCAGGAATCATAGCTCTACCCAATGAGGTTTCATGTCATCTTTGACATCCATATTATAACCACGGTCATCCATGATGTCAAATGCTATTGTGATTCTTTCTACATCATCTAGATGTCTATCAGTGCCATGCTTCAACCATGTTGGGAAGATAGTCATCTTGTTAGTAGCATTCGGAGAAGACCATGGCTCTACTCCATATGGGTTATAGTAATTAGTATTGGTTGGATATAAATCTTCGTTGACTTGGATGCATAGGTGTCCACTTAAATGTTGATACGGTCCGAAACCATGACAGTGGACTTTAATCTTCTCATTCTTACGCATGACGTTTGCCCAACACTGCACATATATCTTACCTTTATACTCATAGTCTAGTGCCTTTAGAAATTCGTCGTGTATATAACGTATCTCTGTCCTTAGTCCTCCTGCATTCTCAAAATTTAATAAGTTATAACGATTAGACCTAGCAGTTAGACTTCGCTTACCAAGTCCAGTGCCCCAGTCATTTTCATATTCATACTTAGATATTATATCTTTCTCTTTTCTTAAAATCTCTTCCTTTAAATCAGAATAATCTAACTTCGATATCTTCTCTCCTACAAAGTAATCCCAGTAAGGAGCGAAGGGTGTATAAGTCTCACACTTGAAGTTATAAATCTTCATCAGGTAATTGTTTGAATACTAAAAGTGGCTCGTCAACATCTTCCATTTCTGGATGTGTTTTATAAGCTCTCATTGCATCATTATAGTTGTTGACAGGTCTTTTGTCAAACTCTGCTAGTGTAGATGACATCATCTTCCACATAAAAGCAAAGGTCATACCAAATATACCTATAAAAAATGTTAGGTATACAAATATTGTGACGTCATTCATGTGTATTGCTCTGGTTTTTGATTCATAGGAACAACCTTAAAGGTCTCGAATTGAGACCCTAAGTGTTCCTGCGCTATGTGACAGATATTTTCTAAGAAAGCTGCTTTGTGTTTGGTCTTATTGGAATACTTTTTAAGTGTAATCCATTGCCCCTTCATTAGTCCAAGAAGAGCAAACCTTTCGTGCTCCACGACATCTCCTGTCCAACTATCTTATATAGTTAAACAGATACTGTAGCAAGGGTTGTGCTTAAACTTACTGCACATAGGAATATCCATGGCACAGTTTTAATTGGGATACGTTTCATTGTTTTAAAGTGCGTATGCGAGTGTTGGTGCGTATGCAACTGCTGCTGCTACACATGCGAAAAAGAAAACACTTGTTAAATATTGTCTCATAATAGTCCTGC